TTACTGATGCCGGTGGCATTGGTGGCCCCGTTGGCCCTGATCCACTAGGATGTGTATGCTCTGTTATAATATCTATTATCTCATCCATAAACTCTTTTAAGGTAATTATTAAACCTTGAACTTTAATTTTACCAGAACTACTTATGCTGACTTCTCCTAATAATCCTTGCGTTTTTGCTGCCCCTGAAGGAGTTAATTCAAATGAAGATAATAAACTTGCTTCTTTAATACTTCCTGCTAAAGTTTCCCAACTAACATCTCCTAGTAATGCAGATCCGGCAATACCATCTGGACCCGTAGTTGATTTTATTACAATATCGCCGGGAGGTAACATTGATATTTCCGATGCAAGACCATCTGGACCCAAAAGTAATTCTATACCTCCTGAAAGGGCCGCATCAATAGATTCTATTCCCATTCTACCCAAAAGTGATGTTGTTTTATACGAATAATCGAATGTCGCGGCCGGTAATAGTCCTTGAGCGGTTTGAAATATGGAATCTGTAGCATTAACAGAATATGAGGCACCTGCTTGATTACTGAAAGAACCAGTAGTATTAAGACTTATAGCTCCCGTAGTCCTCATTGTCCACGTTCCACCCACCTTATCCGTTTGTTCTCCTACAGTAGTATTATGGGAATGTTTTGCATGGCGATAAAAATGTGTTGAAGTGAAATCAATTTTATTTGAAGCATGTACTTTTGTATTACCACTATTTACAATAACATCATTCCCAGGATTCTCAAGAGAAAAACTTCCTCCCCCCATTGCAATCAAATAAGAACTTCCTATTTTATCATGTTTATTCCCTTTAACAAAAACTTCTTGTTTACCATCAATAGTTTCACAATCTCCTAATTCAATATGTGTATATCGTCCTCCTAAAATAATATTATAATAATCATTAACTATTTTATCTACTTTAAGTCCTACTTGATGAATTTCTGTAAAGGTTCCTGTACGATGATACCAATGTAGTCTCTCATGTCCCGGAGTATCATCCATTTCTATAATATGTCCACTTTCTGTTTGATGAACATGATTATAAGGATATAATGCTGCCCAAGGCGGCCAGGGTTCATTCCAAGTACGTCCTGAAGCACATGCAATGTTTACTTGTCCTTGTCCTCGATTAAGCACTTTTTCATATACAATTCCGGAAAGAAATGGATCGGTATAAAGAGTGTTTCCTCGCATTCCCCGAGCTAGTCTATTCGTAGTAGGCTCTTTAAGGTAATTTAAATTTCTTGTAGTTGAAATTAACGATTCAGGAATATCCTTATCTAACGGAGATAAACCCGTATCCGGAAAAGTAGACCTGATAGGATTTTCTACTAATTTAACAGTAAATGCTGGACTTGAGGCAGTACCGGCCTTAATTAATTGTGATACAGGAAAATTAGAATATTCACCTTTTACATGTGCCTCATGAGTTGTAGCTTTTGCTCCTTGTTTAAGTAAAACACTTTCTGATATTTTTAAATCTTGTGGATGTTCGGTTGGATCTGGAGCAGAATTGTGTACAATTGTAGCAGGCTCTCTAGGAACTGATTGTCCTGCAAAATTTGCTGTATGATTATAATTTAATTGACGCGGCCCCATTTCATCAGGAAAATCAGGATGTCCTCCTAAATCCACATCACCATCTGGTAATCTTGGATCAAAAAAACCTTTCTGTAAGTTTTCACCCTTAGCATCTTTTTCAGGAATACCTCCAAATGTTCCGAAAAACATTGGTTCGTTTGCACTTTCTCCGTCTCTATAAAATCCTAATACCCATGTTCCTTCTACAGGACCCAATGGAGTTGTTCCCACCCCAGTTTGAGCAGCAGAAGTAATTGGTTGAACAGGATATGCCCAAGGTAATGTAGATGTAGGTTGATGTACCTTTTCTTCTGTATTCCAACCTAAAACTCGAACTCTACATCTACCAAGATAAAGAGGATCATGGCGGTCTTCGACAACTCCTTGCCACCAAACGAATCCCTCTTTTCCCATAAAATAAGACATTTTATAAACCCCCTATCACACGGGTCCCATCATCACTCATTTTTATTTCTCCGCTATCAGTTATTGCGGAAGAACCCGGAAGTGCACTACCGAGTTCTTCTTTAAAAGAATCTTTTATGCACTCAAATTCTATTTGATATTTGTCTCTAGTAAAATGATGACGCAATTTAGTAATTAAATATTTTCCACTTAACAATTTGTGCTCATCCGGCCGACCTTTAGCTCTATTTTCTAAATTTGGAGACGGGATCTTAAACTCTATCACATCTCCTACCATTCTATTTGATCGTCCAGGTGCTCTAACAAATATTTTAATATTATTAATTTGTTGATTTTGAACTATTCTTTGTTGCATCCATTGCTCTACTCTACTAGGAACAATATTTAAAGGGCCAAGTTCTGAACCCTCTTTAACAGTTTTTATTCCAATACCATCTTTAAAATGTGTTACTTCACTATGTCCAAAATTAGTAGGATAAAAACTCACATGCGCATCACTAGACCCTAATCCTTTTTGGAAAGAAGTACATAGTAATCCCTGATCTAAATGTGCAAAAGAATCTGCAAAATTTTTCTTATCTGCAGCACTTAAGATTCTGTCTTTTTCTTCTTCTGTACCATCACTAAGAATAATTTTTTCTTTCCTTTGTATGGATCTATCAATATAATTAAAGTCAAGGGTATCATATTTCATTCTAACTATATCATGGGTCAATAATTTATTTGCATACATTCCTTTTGTTAAATTTTCTAATACATCAAAATTAGAAGTATATTCAAATTGATCCACAGAAGTCATTTCCATAGCAATTTTTTCCTCGTTAGTTGTGGTATTTGGTTGCTGCATACGTTTAGGCCAGACAGTATAAGTTTCTTTAGCTCTTGTATCTCCAAAAGCATATTGTCCTTCCTGTGGACTAGTACCCGGTGGATCATCTGCGGGTTTCAAGTATCCCATTCCTCCTCCAGCAAAAAGAGTTTCTAGGGACATAAAGAAAAAACCTGTGACAGTTTCATAAAACAAAAAAGTTGCCCCAACTGCATGTTGTCCTGCAGACACTGCTCTAGAAGCTAAAAAATCAAAAGATTTAAATGGTGTTAAATTGGGAATAATCAAATTTGTTAAATTTTTTGTAGGTTCAATAAATATTTTTTTATTACTCCATTTAAAAAATTCACGATATAGCTGCCGAACTACAGTTGATATTTTTTGTGGTTCTCCTGTAAGGGTATCAACAGTAGTTCTCTGTACTTTTATCTTTAAATTATCAATATATTCTCCTGAAACTCCATGTAATGTATATTCCGTCATTCCTCTTTGCGCAGTTTTTTCATCTTTATCAGTCATCTTGAATATATTAAAATGTAAAGACAACAATCCACTATTTGTAGAACCTTTAAAAGGACCCGGCCTTTCTACTTCACTGCCCGGTGGCCCGGAAGGTTCTCCAATATTTACTTCTTCTAGATTTTGTAAGTTTGCTGTTTTAATTTTTAATGATAAAGTTTCTTCTCCGATAATTGGCAGAAATTCTGCGAATCCAGTACCATCTAAAATTCTTATGTCCATAGTAAGAGTATGAGAAAATAGACTTTCATAAATACTCAAAGTTGTAAAGGTTTGTCTTAAATCAACATATCCTCCTCCTGGCTTATGAGGAGAATAAAGGTTACATTCAATAATTTCATACTCCCCCGGAAATCTCGGCATATTTTGAGGAGTAGGATTTTGAATATCGGGTTGTTTTGCTCCGGAAGTTTCATGTTGCTGCTGAGGACCGCCGCCTGTACCACCCTTATCTCTACGAGATAAAATTGTTGCTCCAAAGTCGGGAGGCGCGCCTTCGCGGTCTGAGCCAGGATATGTATTATTCGCCATAGATTAATCTTTTATAATAATTTATTAATATGTTCTGTGAATATCATAGATGCAAATTTAGTTTTAATTAACTTAATATCTCTTTTAGCTTCATTTATTTTAGTTTCATAGTCATAATAATATACAATCCCTCGGTCAGTATCCGGCAAGGAAGTATAAGTGTCAAAATCACACGCTATCTTATATTCTGCTATAGGATCATTTGGGCCCTTTTGTTCAACTCTATGTCTGAGAGTACGTTCATAATGGTGTATTCCTTGTTGGGCAAATGGGACAGAACCGTATTTAGCTTCCAAATAAGTAATAAATTCTCTTGTTCCTAATGGCCAATCCCAAACAGGGTTATGCATTTCATTCATAACAAAAATTAACCAAGTAAATTTTACATCACCATAAACTTTAACGGCTGTTACATCCGGTCTTTCATTTTCTGGTATGGAATATGGTTGAAATTGAACTATACTATCTAAAAGAACATCTTTAATTTTTGTCCTATTCATAATATCAACCGCAATTTTTAATTTTGTGGGTTCTCTTACACCTGAAACATTATAAGAAATTTTTGGGTAATGAGAAAAAAATTCTGACATTTTAATATCCTAACGCTGCGAGCTCTCTGTACATTATGTTTATTTCCGTGAAAGCTAATTTCATTTCTACAGTTACGGGGTTTTGTGTACCTTCAAAAAACAATGTAGTATCTTGTGTAGTGTAATCTAATTCACATGCTGTTAATACTGACTTTCCTATTCTGAACAAAGGATTTTTCATATCCGTTGGTAACTTTTTTCCATTAATATAATATTCTATCTCGAATTCATCAGGATAAGTAAACATACCTAAAGGTGAATTTTCAGATGCTCCTTCCAGATGGCTCGGTAACATTGCTTGTTTGAATGCATTAACTATTTCAGTTATGTTATCTGAATCTTCCTTCCTTTTCGGCATCATTTTAAAAGTAAATGTGTGATCACGCATGTCTGTTGGGCCTTTATATGTAGAAATCATAAAAGGGTTCAATATCGTTCCTTTCTTCATGGCCATTGCTTTCTCTGCTCCATCACTCACCTTCCCAACCAAACTCTGTGCTATCTTGTCAAAATTTGTTGCACTTTTTATGCCTGCAGCGAACGCGTCTGTAGTAGCCGACCAAAAATCAGGTGCTTTTCCGGATGCCGTGCCTCCAGGCTGGAGAAATCTCAGGCCAGCCTCACCCATTTGCGTTGATTCATATTCAGATTTATAAGATGTACCCATTGCATCAGGAGGAATAAACAATGCACATTCAAATGTCTTTTCCCGACTATTAAGAAATTTGAAAGCTTTAAATTCAATCCAATGCCGTAAATCATCGTTTCCTAAACCTGGCGGGTATGATAATAATTGTGCTGGTCTTCCCATAAATATTCCTTAGTTATAACTGGTATTTTTAAACATCTATATTCTATATATTTATATGGCATACAAAGGAAAATTTCGCCCTCAAAATTACAAAAAATATAAGGGCGACTATACTAAAATTATTTATCGTTCTGGGTGGGAGTTGAAATTTATGAAATACCTAGACCGACAACCTGAAGTGTTATTTTGGTCAAGTGAAGAAGTTATTATTCCTTATAAATCTCCCATTGATAATAAGTGGCATCGATATTATCCCGATTTTTGGGTTAAAACCTCTAAAAATGAGGCTCTAATTGAAATCAAACCAAAAAGACAAACGAAACCTCCCAAAGAAAATCCAAAACATAGAAGAAGATTTTTAAAGGAAGTAAGAGTTTGGGGAATCAATGAGGCAAAATGGAAGGCAGCAGAGGAATTTTGTGAACAGAAAGGTTGGAAATGGCAAATAATGACTGAAGATATTTTAACAATTACTAAATAGTTACAGTATTTAAACAATAATAAAAGATATACATGGCTGTACCTCTATTAGCTCTCTTAGCAAACACTATACGTGCCGGTTTAACTGCATTAAGAACAAAAATTGCAAAGGCTTGGTTTAAAAAACTTGTTAAACAGGTAATAGTAAAAAAAACTTTAAATAAATTTAGAAGCCCAGGACAAATTTTAGCAAGGAATAACAAAACTTCGTTTTGGCGAAAAGGTAGTATGTATTTCTTTGTATATGATGCAAAACATAAAGATACACTTCCGTATTGGGATGCTTTTCCTTTAGTAATTCCAATTGAAAGATATCGTGATGGATTTTTGGGTATCAATTTTCATTATCTATATCCTAAAGATAGAGCTATATTATTAGACCAACTTCAAGCATTTGCTAATAATAACAAGTTAGATGAAACAACCAGATTACGTATGACATATAGAAGTTTAGGAAATTTTACAAAACTTAAAAGAGCAAAGCCTTGTATTCATAGGTATCTAGATTCACATATGGGATCAACAATGGTTCCTGTTAATGCTGATG